GAGCCGATGCGCATATCCAGTTCGGTCGCCAGACGTTTGCCGGCCGGTTGCAGGTAGCGCTCGCTGAACTTGTCGATCTTCAGGGTTAGATCGAAATCCGAGAAGTCGAAATCGATGCCGAATTCCGGGTCGATGGTGATCGGCACAGTCGTTTCGTTGATGTCCTGAAACGAGGCCGTAGCGCCGTTACGGATGGTGTACTGCACCGGGCGGCGTACGTTGACGGTTGCACCGGCCCTGGCACCATCGCGGGCGAACTGGTCATCGTATTCGCGGTTGATGGCGCCCAGGAAGGCGCTTTCGTTGTGGAGGATGCGCAGGGTTTCTGCGGTGATGATGTCGGACGTGATGAAATTGTCGGCCATGACTGTTCCTATTTGCGTCGAACCTGAGCATTGCGTTTAGCGATCCAGCCCTCGGGATCTTTCGAGGGATCAGGCCAGCTATCCGCAGCCGTTCCCCGCACGGGTTGAAGCGGCTTGGGCGCATTGCTCGGTTTGGGAGGGGGGGGTTTGCTGTCCATATCGCGCTCGATAAGGGCCAGCTTTCGGACTTGTTGCCGCGGCGTCAGGTCAGCCAGTTCGGCGGCTAGATCGGGATTGCTCCCCAAGTGGTGGATCAGCGCGGCCGGGTTGTCGGCGTCGAGCAACGCCTCCATGACCGGCAGCGGGCGCTGCTTCGCGTCGAATAAGGGGACTTCGGCGCCAAGTTCCGCGAACTTCTCCATGAAATCGGGGAAGCCCTTGGTTCCTGAGGCGGCGATGTCGTTGCACTTCGCGTTAAAGCGCTCTGCTTCCACGTACTCACGCGCTTCCTGACGAACATCCGTCGCGGCGGGTTGGGTCGTGTCGTCCGCTACAGGGGGCCGCTGCTGCGTTTGTCCGACTTGCGCTTGAAGTTGGTATTTCTCGCGGGTCAATCGGTCTACGCGGCGTTTCAAAGCCCTTGCTTCACGCTCAGCGGGCGTGAGTTCTGGCTTCTGAGGCGCATCGTCTGCTTCGGGGGTTTTCGGGTCCGCGACTTCCGTGCTTACAGCGGGTTCAGCCGGCAGGTTTTCAATCGGGTCGGCAGTTTCGATCAGGTCGTTTGTCATAGCTCTCAGCTAAGTGGGGCAGCGCCTAAACCCGGCGAAGTGGGGGCTGCGTTTGCAGCGGGCAAAGAAAAACCGCCCGGAGGCGGTTGGGGTGAAGTCGGCGGTTGGCCAGGAGGGCCGGGCGGCGCAGGCGTTTGACCTGGCGGCGGCATCCCAGGATTAGGCGGCATTGCGATGGGGGCAGAACCATTGCCCGCAGGAGACGGCGTAGACAGCAGGTCGCGCAACGTCTGCATGACCATCGCTTGAATTTGATCGGGCTGCATCGCGGGGCCAACTACCTTCAGGCGGTCAGTCTCAGCCGCGTACGCATCGATCATCGTGCTGTTGTGGTCGCTAACGGCCTTAGCCTGCGTCTCTGCCTGCTTGCCCTGCAATTCCTGCTGTGCCTGCTGAAGCAACTGCGTCATGTGCTGGATCTGCTGCTTCATCTGTGCCATCTGGGCGGCCGCAGCAGGCGGGATATCAGCATCAGCCTGTTCCACCGCCTGTACAGCGGGAGGCGCCATAGCAAGCAGCAGGCGGCTGATCTTCTCTGCGTTCGGCCAATCCTGCATCTTTGCCCATTCAGGGCCGAGCACAGCCATCGCCTGAGGATTGCCTTGCAGAATGTTCCCAATAGCCTCTGCCGACTCCTGGCGCAGCGTGGAATAGGACGGACCGGCCTTTACGCGCACGTCATAGGTTCCGACGCCTGGATTGATCGTTACCGCTGTGCCATCCTTCTTCTTGGCTTCCTGCTGATCCGGGTCAATCGTGACTTGCTCGACCTTCCCATCGTCGCCAGTGATGCGCGCCTGACGCTTCGTATCGTAGACCTGGGGGATCATGTCCACGATGATGCGGCCGAGGTGCTCAATTCCCCGCGAAAGGTTGTCGATGTAATGGAAGTTGGCGGTGTCGCCCTCCCGCTGATCCTGCATCTTCGCCTTGCCGCTTACCGAATTCGACGGGGCGCCCAAGTTCGACTTGTACATGCCGATGCTGGCCTGTATGTCGTTGATGGCGATCTGCCCGCCTTGCAGGAAGGCGGAACCGATGGCGGGCGGCGCTTGACGGCTTGGCGGTGGCAACTGACTGCCATCCGGGCCGATGGCGTTGTACGGCAGGTAGGCGCGGTTCGACGCGTTGGCAGAGCCCCACTCGTCCTGAAAGTTCTCCACCGACTCATACGCGATGATGAACGGTGCTTTCGGCTGTAGTGCAACCTGTTCGATGTAGGACGTTCGTTCGTAGTTGTAGGCCCGCTGCGAGTCCATCATGCGCCGTGTCATGCCGCAGAGGTATCGCTTTCCTTCCTGCCACAACTCATAGCCCAGGACGGGTATCAGCGGGATATACCGACTCGGGAAATCCGTCTCTTCTAGGATTTCCTGTCCGGTCATCTTCACCCACTTAACTTCGGTGGATTCTGACTCGAACGAGGCCGTTACTTGGGGCGCTTGGCCCGTCTGGTCGGCCAGCTTCCAGTAATCATCCTCGGTGACCGTCATATCCGAACCGTCAGGCCCAGCGATGCGCAGATTGTTGGTCTTGGTCTTGACCTTGTAGAAGTACTCACAGATGCGGATCGACTCTTCGCTGATCCAGCCGTCTATGCGGTCGTTGGAATCCCATCCGATGAGGGATGCCTTCGGGTAATCCCGCTTGAATGCGTTCTTCGTCAGGATCGTCTCGACAAAGCCGTGGTCAGCATCGCTGCCGTCCGGCTCTTGCGAATTGGCATCGAGAATCACCGACAGCGGATCATGCACGCGCTTGATGCGGATTTCCTGCTCGTTCTGCTCGGCGTTGACGATCTCGGGCACGACGCGCAGCCATCCTTGACCAACACGTGCCGCGTATTCCATGGCGGTGTCGTAGGCGATCCCTGCGCGGCTGGAGTACTCGATATGGCGAATCAACCCTTCCAGCTTCTGCGCCACTTCGACATCAGCGCCAGAGTTGACGGGGATAACCTTGATGCCCGGCTTGTTCTGGCGGCTGTCGTTCACCACCTGGGCGATGTACTGGTTCGTCTGGTCGAACGTCAGGCAGGGGCGCGAGCCATCCGCAGCCTGCTCACGGGCACGTCGTACCGCATCATCCCACTGGTCGGGGCACGCAGGATTGGAGAACCGTAGATCCTCCAACATGCGGTCGCGGTTGTCTGAAAACGCGTCCTGCGCCTCTTTGAAGCATTCCTTGGCGCGTTGCAGTATGTCTTGGGGCATTACGCGGCCATCCAGGCGCCACGCCCACCGGGGGCTACTCGCTTCAGGGCGGGCTTATCGGTCGGCCTCTTACCGGCCCGCCGTGCGCCTTCACAGGCATATCTCAGCGCGTCGATCACGTGATTATCCTTGTCGTTCAGAATCGGCAGGACCGCGCCAGTAAGCGGGTCTTCCTTGTAGCTGTACAGCGTTAACTCATCGATCAGGTGTTTGCAGCGAGGGTGGACAACGATGTCGAAGCTCTTCAAGAACTCGACACCCTCTTCCAGCGACTTCTTTCCTTTGATAGCTGCCCGGATATGCGGGAAGCCGTTCTTGCGCATGTGGCTGATCGTCTCAGGCCGGGCTGAGTCCGCGGTGATTGGCCACCGCTCCGACTCGGGCACGGACATGAACAGTTCGGGCAGATTGACGATTTCGCAGCCAACCATGTACGCCTCGTAATCGACGTACAGACAATTGCCTTCGATATCGCAGCGGATCAGGACGGAGGGATCGACCGAGAAACCCCAATCTGCCCCCAGGCGGAACACAGTGCCCGCAGGACGCTCAAACTCATCGATGCGCCAGTTCCGGAAGACGCGGGACTCGCTGTTTCGCTGGTACTGCCCCATCCAGATGTGCGCGTACTTGTCCGGGTCGCGCTTGCGGTCGTATTCGAGTTCTGCCCGCAGCACGTCAGGCAGCCATGGGTTGTCCTGATAGTTCGCCTCGATGACGACGGCGCCAGGGTAAGGCGTGTCGCTGCGCAGGAATGCGTCTATCGGGTCGGTCTCCAAGCGCGGGTTCCAGCCAAACCAAAGCTCGGACCAGGGCTTGCGGATGGTCGGGCGCAGCAGGTCTAGGCTGCGCTGGCTAAGCGATTGAGCCTCTTCCACCCATGCGCGGTCAAAGCCTTCGAGAGACTTGATGGACTCGGCTGTGTGGTTCTGCATGCCTTGGAAGATCGTCACGCCGCCATGAGCGGATGTGATCTTCTTGTCCTGCACATCGAAGTACAGACCGGCATTCATCGACTCGATCTTTCCCTCGATCAACTTCTTGACGGAGAACTCAAGCGATTTTTGAACCTCTCGCAGGCACACGAAATCAAGCTTTTGCTGCACGTTCTCTTCAATGTACAGTTCGCCGAAGAAGTGAGATTTCCCCGATGCACGGCCGCCGTGAGCGCCCTTGTAGCGCGCCGGTTCCAGCAAGGGAACGAAGGCGCGAGGGGTCTCAATGCTTAGGATCGACAATCGTGCGCTCAATGCGTTGAAATGCGACCGGACTACCATTGGGGCCGCTCACCTCGACGCCCTGCACTGCCTTGCCGTAGCCGCGGTCAAGCAGTTCCTTGGCAGCGGCAACCCTGGAGGCCGGCGGCTGCTTCGCGGCCTTCATGATCGAGACAAGCGTACTGATCGCATCGGGGCCGTGTTGCTGGGCCAGCGCCTTGATTTCGACGGTCGCCTTGTTCGGCGTACCTTTCGCTCGGCCGCCCGTTCTGGGCAGACCCTTAGGCCGACCGACTGGCATTTCGAAAGTTTTCCACTTCGGAAACCACGCTCCAATGAAAAGGCCGCCGGTCCGGGACCCACCCAGACACGACGGCCAAAACAAAAGCCCGGCAACCTTTCGGCGCCGGGCTCAATTTTCGGGCGTACTTCGCCCTGCGCGAGAATTTACATCTACGCAGCGGCTTTTGCAACAGTTTCCAGCAGCCCACGCCCTAGGAATGCCGTTTCCAGCAACGTACGGGCCTCCTGCCACGCTTCCGCCAGTTCCTCCGGGGTAAGACGTGCATTGCGCCACACATGCGCTCCAGCGGCGTTTGCGGCCCTCAGTTCCACGGCCACGCGCATCTGCCAAGTGGGAAGCCCATCAATGCAGGCGTCAATGGCGCGGGCTTTCAAGGCGAGAATGCGCCGGTCCGCCTCATCCGCCTCATCCGCCTCATCCTGGCATACCCGGCTGCTGGGCGTGTCGCGGAACATGGGCGAGCAATATCCCACCCCAAGCTTCGGCGACCCGCATGTGCTGGGATACCAGATCAAGGCGAGCATCGTTTCGATTTCGTCACGCTCTTCGAACGGGTTGTTCATGGCTGTTCGTCCTCTTCAATCTGCTTCCACTGCGCCTCGATCCGCGCATAAGCCCGCGCCAGCACCAGCCACACCAGGCCAGCACCCAGCGCGACAAGCGCCAGCCCCAGAATGGCCGCCTGCCACCAGTTCACGGTCCCCACCCATCGATAACCCGGCTGGCGCAGGACAGCAGCGGATGCGGATAAACCGCCTTCGCGCGCAGAGCATTGACCTGCAACAGCATCGGCGGCTGATACGAATCGGTTTGTGCGTTGGTCCCACGAGCCTGCCGAATCAGCGACTCGCCGTAGTTGGGTTTCTCAATCTGCGCCGCGGCGATCTTGGACGCAGGCGTGGCTACTTTCACGGGCTTCGGCGCCTTCTCCACCCGCGTCAGTTCAGCCGTGTAGATGTTGTACGTGCGTTTCTGGGTCAGGCCCAAGGATCGGCCGATGCTCGAGAGGGCTTCGCCCGCCTGATGGCGGCGCACGATTTCCGTGTTGCGGGATATGTTGCGTACGCTCATACGAATGCCCCTTGCGCCGTGCTGGCGCGCTTCTTCTTCGGTTTTGGCCGCGGCACCGCTTCCTTCCACTCGCCACGCTCACGCGCCACGGCAAGATGCAGGATCGCCAGAGCATCGGCGTTGTTGTCATCGACCACATGAAACCCGCGCACCTTTGCCTGCGCGATCATTTCCGGCTTCTTGGCCACACCATTACCGGTCCAATGCTTTTTTATCTGGCCCACGCCCACGGCATGCAGCGTGACGCGATGTTGATCGGCGACCATTTCCAGCATGGCGCGGAATCCACCGTAAGCGTGAGCAGCCAGCACTTGACCGGGGCCGTGGCGCTTCACGTCTTCGAAGGAAATCTGCGTGACGTGGTTTTCGACGATCAGCGCCGAAAGCCAGGAGCGGA